TGTTATCTCTGCTGATATATTTATAGTTGTACTTACAACACCTGTAACAGTAACTTTATGCCCTATTGGTGCTAATCCTAAGCCTTGTCCTTGATGTCCAATTGGGTCAATTTCTTCTTGCACTAAATTAACTAAATCCTCTGATGGTACTTTGAAATTAGAGTTAATTATTACTAACTTAACAGTTCCTCCACCGTCCCACACAGGATAAACCTTAACTCCTCCAACATCTTGTATTTTGTTAACTTCATCTTTATAATTTTGCATATTTCCACCAAAGCTCTGTGAATTTAGGCTATCATAATATCTTTGTCTTAAACTATCCTCACTCTCTTCATCTTCTCCATTTATCAGTATTTCTGTCAGTTCTGCTGTTTCTAATTTGTCTATATATTCGATAGGTATTAGTTGTCCCAACTCAAAAATAGGTCCCGCAGTCTCACATTTCATCTTATATATACCTTCAGATATTCTCTCAATTGCTACATAGTTATATTCTCCTAGATTAAACCTAGAATCAATAGGAATATCTATGTTAAAAACTCCTTTTGCAATTGTATTAGTGGCTTCAAGTGGTGTAATACCTCTCTCTTTACATCTCTTCTCTAAATAATAATAACTAGCAGTATCTACGAATGTTTGGTCTAGTAATTCATCCATAGCAATGTATGTTTCTGTAAGTTCTATAGCAACAGGAGCAAGAGCATTATATATTATAGAACCTTCCCTTTTATCAAAAGTATCTGGTACACTATCTAACATTCTTTTAATTATATTTTCAAATGTCATTAACTCAAACAATTATACACTCACCACCTTCTCTGCTTTTATATTTCCATATTTTGTATGAACTGAAAATCTACATTGTACTTTACCCTTTATATTTTGAAACTCAAAATTATCTATATTTTCAATCCTATCATCTTGAATTAGTGCTTCTGTTATCCTTCTTTCAAGTTCGGGTATTACATATGAAATAGGTTCTCCAATTAAATCATTTAATTCAACACCATAATTTCTAGAATAAATAAGGTGCTCATACCTTTCAGTATTTAAAATTAAAAAAATGGTTTGTTTTAATGCTTCTACATCATCACAAATACCATCTACTCTATTTTTCTCTATATTCAATTTAAACGTCTTACTTGGTTCTTGTCTAACATCAAAATTAATTATCGATACATCTTCTATATCATAGTCAATGTTATCTGTTGGTAACATTTCATCACATCCTATCTAAAATCAAATATTGCTGTCCTCCTTGCATCCTAATTAAGACTAATTTATCCCCTATTTTTTTATCTGTATATCTTTTAAAAGTCTCTGTTTGTATTAGAAAAAATTCTTCAAAAGATGCTTTTTGTTCTATCTTAACTATCAAAGGATTAACACTTTCTATAGTTCCAAATGCAATTTGCATTGGATTGCTTGTTTCTACTGCATCCATTGCAGCCTTCTTAATTATTTGCAATAATTCTTGTGACACTTTATCACCTCACTTAAAAGAATCTTCTAGCTCTTGCAAAATCATGCTTTTTCTTTTGTCTACCACTTAAACTACTTATTTTTACTACGTCACCAGTTTGTGGAGCATGAATATATTGGTCATTTCCTATATATAGTCCAACATGATGTACATTTCCTTTTCCTTTGTTGTATGCAAAGAATACTAAATCACCAGCTTTTACATCATTTATGTTACATAATAGTTTTCCTCTACTATCTTTTGATTGGTCTGCTGAAACTCTTTTGAGATTTATTCCTGCACCTCTTTTAAATGCCCACACCATAAGACCACTACAGTCAAAACTCTTTGGACCATTACCACCCCATTTGTAAGGCTTGCCAAGTTGATTTTTTGCTTCTTGAATAACTTTACTTACTTTATTATTATTGTTTGTTGATGTATTAGAATTATTGTTTTGAACTTGATAAGTTAAATCTTTTAAATTCTTTTCTGCTTCTTCATTACTTCCAACTCCTGTGCCTGCACTATTAGAATTATAAGTACTTCCTGTTATTTGCTTATAAAATGCACCTACACATTTTACCCATTCTTTGTCTGAACTAGAAGAATATTTATTTCTGATGCTTTCTAAAGTTTTTCGTCCTATATGGATATAGTTTCTTGATAAATTACTTATACCTCTTTTTATTCCTTCGTCTACACTAGAAAAACTCATGTAATCTCCATTTTTTTTCATTCCAAAGAAATTATTTTTAGTATTTGCAATATTTGAAGTCCCTCTAGCTGATTCGTGCATAGATATAGCAGCCATGAGTGCTGGATTAACTTTATAAGCATTTGAATATTTAACAAATATATTTCCTGTATTTGATAATTTACCTTTAAGTAGTTTATTAATCTTATTAGCCATATCAGTATCTTCTTTACTTGTAGTACTTTGTGCAGGACCATTTTGTTTCTCATTTTTATTATTAGTATTTCCACTACTATAACTTGATGAAGAATAAGAAGCAAATTCGTCTCCATCAACCAAAGTTAGGTCCATAAAATGACTGTTATTTTCAAATGTATGTTTTACTTTCTCAACTAACATATAATTTTGTAAATCAATATCTCCTAACGACAAAAAAACAGGTACTAAACAACCTGCTCTTACTCTAATATCTCCTAACACATTTTTTAAACTTAATGACTTAGTTTTCTTATTATATAGTTTTAGGAGTATATCACATTTTTGTTTTATCTCTGCTTCACTCATATTTTTATCAACTGTATCAAATAGTTGTAGTATTCCCCAACTCCTCATATGCGTTGAGTCTTGAGCAATATACACATCTCTTTTTCCTGTTTCTTCATTATCTCTCACAAGTTTAATCTTTGTGTAAGTATCACTATCAATAGAAGAATTGTAGTCAAAGTCCTCAATTACATCATTGTTCATAACCGTATCAAGTTTCATAGAAGCAACATTCTTTAATGTTATTCTTCCAAAATCATCATATAAAACATACATTTCCTTTTTCTCTCTTAGAGTATCATCTAGTGCAGTTAAGACCATATCAAAGAGTGTTTTATTTTCTTCAACTCTCGATATTTTATATTTTGTATCTTCTATGACATTGTATTTTAATTTAAAATCCTTAGCCAACATCTTTACAAGTTCACTTGCTGTTTTATTACTATATACATAAGTATCTTTATTCTTAAAATATCTTAGCTGGTCATAAGCAACTATCTTGATATGATTTTCTTTATCTCTCTTTTTCTGAAATATATATCCATAGAATATACCTACACCTTTGTAATATAGTCTTACAGAGTTACCTTCACAAAACTCTAATATATCATCCATGACTATTGTAAATTCAAGTTTAGATGGTGTTCCTCGTCTCTCTATTTCCCATGTGATACCATCCAAAACTACAGGTTCGTAGAAATCTTCCCAATGTGCAATAACTAGCCTTATATCTCTATCATTCGCCAGAACTAAATCATCAGACAAGCCTCAACACCTGCCCTTTATAGATGGTGTATTTACTTAATTTTTTTCCCTTGTTAGCTTTATCCATCATTGTTTTATTTAACTCATATACTTTCTTGTATAACGAACCATTTCCTAATTGCTTTTGACAAATTGCCCAAAGAGAATCCCCTGCTTTTACTGTATATGTTTTACCATTTGGCTTATTGGATGAATCTGGTCTAAATTCTTTTGGTTTCATGACTGGAGGGGGAGTCCTACCATAGTTTGTCTTTTCAGGAGTTGCAGGAACTAACTTTTTAGTTGAGTAATCTCTATATTGTTTTAATTTTATTGCAACTTTTGTATCTGAGCCATTATCTGCATCTTCTGAAATAGCATACTCTTCAAGAGATACTTTTATATTAGTGTTAAATAGTACTTTATTACCTAATTCCCTCGATACAATAAATTGAAATGGCTTACAATCAGTTTTTAGTAGTTCCAGTTTACTTAAAAAGAATTGAACATCCCTAAAAGTTCCACGATAAAATGGTAGTTTATTATGTGTAAATTCTGCTTCAAAACTTATTTCAGATAATCCTTCTTTTTTTAATATATTTACTTCTCCAACATTTATTAAATCAACTGTCTTGTTTTTATTTGTCACTTTGACTTCAAGCTTTGGTGGTGCGATTGGTAGTTGTACTCCATCTAGGTAAAAATCATAAGCCATTTTCTCACTCTCCTTCCTAAACTATTCCTTCGGCTGAAACAGCCATTGCATCATTTAACTTTTCAGTTAGAACATTAACTATTCCATCTAAGTCATTATCTTTACTTATGTTGTTTGTGTTGTTCATATCAATTTTTATGTTTACTCCTGTAAATCTATTGATTGTTTCCTGTTCTGCTATGTCTCTTAAGTATTTTAAGTCTTCTTGGCTTTTATCCATTGTTTTAGCCATCTTTGCTGTATTTCCCGCAGTGTCTTTTGCTCCTTTTGCTGCATCATTGAGAGGAGAGTTTAATCCTGCTGAACCAAATCCATCTCCTAATCCATATTTTTTATCCCATAAATCATCCAATCCTAATTTTTTCTTTGCATCTTCTGCCATTTTGCTAATATCAAATTTATCTTTTATATTAGTTTCTAACTTATCTCCCCATTTATATCCTGCGTCCCATGCTTTTCCATAATTAAATCTGTCAAAATGCAGTTTATTAGGGTCCATTCTTTCGACTTTTATTTTAGCTTCTCCTGCTACTTTATCAGTCCAACCTTGCAATTTATCTTGCCATCCACTTACTGCATCTGCCAAGTTTGAACCAAACACGGTATCAAATGCACTTGCGATACTTCTTATAATGCCTAATACAGCATTAGCCATTCCGGATACTGCTCTTATAACAGAGCCAATTGGGTCGTCTAAAAAATTAGCAAAGAACTCTGCAAAGCCTGCTAAAGTATTGTATATTAAAGCTACAATATCTATAATTAAATTTCCTGTTGCAATAAATAAGTTTCCTATGAAAGAGGCTGCAACTGATATTGCACCTGCAACTACACCTATAGCAGATACACTAGTGCCTGCGAAGTGATTAAATATTGCTATAGCTACAAAAAATGCAACAACTATAGCTATAATTCCATATAAAATCCAAGTAATAGGACAAGCTGCCATTGCTGCATTTAATCCGTCTTGTGCTATTGTAGTTGCTACTAAAGCTGCTGCTCTATAAGACTCTGCTACTATATGTGCAAAGCTCATGACTAAAGATTTGGCAGATAGTGCAATATCTTTAACTTTATTCGCAATACTAAGTAATAACGCATTGTTATACACTAACATAGCAGCCGCAACTCCAAGTACTATTGGTGCAATAATACTCCAGTTCTGAGCAAACACATTAGCAATATTTAATGCCTGTGTTATTATCCAACCTAGTGCCTGCACTATTAAACTAACACCTACAATAATCGCATTTACAAATGCTTGAAAAAACGGGCTCCCTAATATACTTATAATTTCATTAAAAATGTTATAAGCAACATTTCCAAGTACATACAAAGAGTTTATAAAATTATCTATAAAGGTTCGAAATCCCTTACTAGACATAGACTGTTCAATTTTTTTCTGTATAACACCAAATATCATGATTGCATTATTTTTAATTGAAGTCCAAATTTGAGAAAATGTGTAAGGCATTTTTTCAAACTCTGCATTGGTCTGCTCTGCTGCTGCAAGTAATGAGTTTTTTACAATATCTGCTGTTAACATTCCCTCTGATGCCATTCCTCTTATTTTTCCTATGTCCACGTCCAAATAATCTGCAATCGATTGGATGATGTTAGGTGCTGACTCAAACACAGCATTCAGTTCCTCACCTCTTAATACGCCAGAACTCAACCCTTGGGTTAGCTGTAACAATGCCGAGTTCATTTCCTCAGTACTTGCGCCTGCTATTACAAATTTTTTGTTTAATTGCTCTGCAAAACCTACAATTTCTTTTGTACTGCTAAACGCCTTTCCTGCGTTCATGCCTATACGACTCACTATTTGTGCAGTATCTAAGTAAGATGCTCTTGACCTTTCAGCTGATTGAAATATCATTTTATTAAGTCCAGCATCTGATTGTTGCCCATCATTTATCATGCCAAGTCTCGCATTAGTACTTGTCATCTGGTCGCTTAAATTTCCTAGACCTCCTAATGTTCTTATACCTAAATAAGTTGCTGCTAGCTTCTTTGCACTTCCAACTAATCTATCTGTAGAACTTGCACCCTTATTTATATCCTCATTAAGTTTTCGCTGTTGATTATCTGATTCTCTTATTTGTCGTTCTAATCTATCAAATCCAGCTTCTGCTCTTGCTAGTTCTTCTCTAGCTCTTATTATGCTATTAGCATTTACTGCATTACTAGAAGTTCTTTGTAATTGCTCAAATGAACTCAGTACTATGTTCATAGCAGTTGTCATATGCCGAAACGCAGGTGTCATTCCATCAAATATGCGAATTGATGTCTGTATTGTAGCCATTTTTTCACTCTCCTTTCTGTTAATTTAGATAATAAAAACACTTACTAAATTAGTAAGTGTTTTTATAATTAATACATCTATTTTTTGCCTGCCCAAAACTGCTTCCCACAATTCAAGCATGTAACTCTAACTTTCTTTGCTCCTAAATTTCCAGCTACTAAACCTATACCACCAGTTAGACTAGCTCCTACCATTGCTTTCCCTATACCAAAACCTTTTTTTTGAGCTGTCAAGGATGTTGAACCACACTTAGGGCAACAAGCAACTGATTCTTGTTGAGCTTTTTCAATATTATTTTTTCTATTTTGATTTTGTATTATTTTTTCCTTTTCTGAATTACTCATAGTATCATCAATAAAATTAATTTTTAATTCTTCAAAAGAAAAATCCACTATTTTTTTTGCTTCCTTTATATTCAAACCACTTATTTCCATTACATTTTTTATTGCGTTTACTTTTTCTTTTCTATATTTTCTATAAATTTCAGTCATATTTATTTCTATTCCATTAGCATCAACGATTAAGTCATTTGATTTAATATTATTATCTTCAATAATTTCAGTTTCTACAGCAACCCCACAACTTGAACAAAACTTGCCTATGCCTGTGATTTCTGCACCACAATTTGAACAAAACATAACATTTCCCCCCCAGTATAATAATTTTATAAGAATATTATACTATATTAGTAAAAATTTTACATTATCATCACATCCTTTCATTAAAAAAACACCTACATTAGTAAGTGTTTTTAGTATTTTTGATTTTAAATCTATATATTATTTTTCTTTTAATATAAATTCTTGCTCTGAACCACTATATTTTAGTTTACAATCAGAAACTAGTAAATCCTTAGGAATTTCAAATGCAATATTACCTGTTACATCTAAATTAGGATTTACAGTATCCATAGTTATATATTTATTTCCTACATCAATCAATAAAGATGGAACATATTTTGAATTATCTGGTCCTATTAATGTGAATGAATTTAGCATAAAAGATTGGCTTTCCTTAGTTTGATTTTTTATTGTTAAATTTATAATACCATATTTGCCACTATCTGGAGTGTACGCCAAATAACCAGAAGCTACTGGTATTTCACTAGCTTTTGAAATACTATTAACAGTTAATTTTAAATCTCCTATATTACCTTCTTCACCAATATATTTAGTTAAATCTTCTTTTTGTTTTTCAGTGCTTCCATTATTAGTACTGTTCCCTGCTATTGCTCCAACAACCCCAGAAAATATAATAATAATGATAAACCAAAATAGACATCCTCTTCTTCTCTTTCCTTCTCTCATAATATCCCCCTAAATTATATTTTATAAGAATATTATACTATATATTCAAAATTTTTACATTATAGTTTGACTCCAAAACCCATTTTAAGACCTGTAATTTTAGATAACTTCTGAAATACTGAACAATGATAGATACATACACTATTCTCATAATACTTAAATTTATGCTTGCATCTGCAACATGGATTATCTTCCTTTTTTATGACCTCATCATCTTTTTTAAACACATACACTTGAATATGTCTAGCAATACAATATAAATCTTTTTCTGTAAGTTCTATATCTTTATTCATTCAATCACCTTCTTTTTCACATAAAAAAAGTACTTACTATTAAAACAAGTACTTTGCATATTTTTTCTAATTTGTGGTATAATAAAGGCAAGAAGAACTACAATCTATTTAGCGGTAGAGTGAAGTTCATAATTTTAAAAAATATAAATTATTTAAATTTGCGGAACTTTATTTTAAAACCAAGTTCCCAGCCACTTTTACTCTTGCCACGAGTAGAGTGGCTTTTTACGTTTTTGATACATCTACAAACGATATATCCAATTAAACTAGCTATCAAGCTAGCTAATATACTAAGTAAAAAATTGTCCATACTTCCCACCTCCTTTCATTAGGAAGTAGGTTTTATCCCAGTATGAACTCCACTCTATAAATTGTAGATTACATCTTCTTGCTACAATTATTATAACATATAATTCTTACATATTTTACCTATATTTTATCTTCTTCTACTTCTTCTAGCTTCTTTAGCAATCTTTTTTTCTTCTTTTATTTCTTCTTCTACTTTAATATCTATAGAAGCAGCAACAAATGCCCTCTCGAAGTCTGGTAAATCTGTATATTCATGTGGTTTCCATTTGAATTTATGAAGGCAATAATGAGCTACACTAGCATCATAATCGCCTCCTTCAATTAGTTTTTTGCTTCTTCTACTTTATCTTCAAAAGTCCTATCAAAACCATTCACTTCTCCTACCTCACTTGAAAGGTCTGTGTATTCACCAGGAGTTAACATTGTTGTTAATAGTTCCTCTGCTCCCATTACACCATAGCTATTTTGAAGTTCTGCATCATGTAAATCTGGAAATACTACAGTTTCTACACACAGTTTCAAAGTATAAGTATTAAAATCTGTTTCACTAGTGTATTGCCCTGTTGCTTTCCCTTTTTTATTTAGTACAGGTACTCTTATAGTTGAATCTTTTCTTAATTGTCTATCTCTATCTGAATCTATTGCTTTAAGTTCCCATTCGATTGCTTTTCCATCTTCTCCTATAAACCTTTCACTTGCCACATACTTTCTATTCTCTACTTTTATTGCATTTTGACTTAAAAAAGCGTTTAAATCTCCCATATTCTTATTCTACCTCCATCACCAAATATTTTGTTTGTTTTTCTATTGTTGCAACACCAGCTTCATTTATTTCAAATTTTATGATTATTGGCTTTAATGACGAACCATCAATTGTATCTGTTGCTAACTTATCTGAAATATCTATAAGATATTTTCCTGCCTTTTTATACATCTCGCTGACACGTTCTTCCAAAGGTCTTTTATTGCTATAATCAAAAGAAATTGAATCTTTTATCTCATATTTATCCTTAATTTTAATCATCTCCTATTCTTATAAATAAAAAATACACATACATAAATCATAAATGTGTATTTTACTCCATACCATTTGCTATATTAAATTTCTCAACTAATTTCCAATTCTCAAAAGTAAAATCCATATCTTCATCTAAATACTCCCCATCAGCATCAAATTTAGCAATTATGCCTGAGTCCATATTGCAATCTTCCAGTATTATAGTTTGACGACCCACTGAACTTGTTGGGTCTTCATTGGTAATTTGTATATCGAAGTAAATATCCTCACCAGTTTCTTTATACTCATACAACAATTCTCTAAATATAGAGGTATTATAATAAAATGTTGCATTTCCTGAATATTTACTTCCTGTTGATTTATTTCCTTTTGTAGTACTACCTAATATAGGTATCTCACTCTTATTCTTTTCCATTTTAGCTTCTAAGTTAATAGCTTGCATAAAATTATATCTTTTACCTTTTATAGTTACAAAACACTCTGCCTTAGATGCACTTATTGTATCTCTTGCTTTTATTTGTTGTGCCATTATTATTCTCCTTTCTTATTGTTAACTAACTGAAACAGTCATATAAAGCTTACTCATAGCACTAATAACTTTTACAGCATCACTTACTACAACAGTCTTCTTGTCGCTTCCAGGTTCTACAGAAACATCATCAGCTTTGAAATCTTCTATTGCTCTCATATTTTGCAGTTGTTCATGATGCTTAACTACATCATTCCAAAACGAGATACGACCAGATTTATCATTTGGTACTTCACCCAAGTACTTTGTATTAAATAAAGTCGCTATATCATTAGCAATCTGGTCAAGTACTCTAACACTTTGATTACTTGAAAAGTCGTCATTCTTTTCATCTGTAAAACTAACAAAAGTATTTATATCCTCTAATACATGAACTTCATCTCCAACCTTATGAAATATAAACTTACCAGTTTTTAAAGCTTCTTCTAAATGTATTTGAGTGTAATTAACATCTACATCAAATTCACCATCATATCGCTTGTTAGTATTAGATTTATTTATATCGCATCCTGCTATAGCTCCAGTAGTCCAGTAAATTAAGCTAGATTCTAATAATCCAGTATCTTTAATCTTATTTTCAACAGATACTACACCTTCATAATCTGCATCATTCTTTTTATATAATACAGTTTGAAACTTAGCCCCAACTTTGTCTCTCATTCTCTTAGTAAACTCTACAAACAAACTTTTAATCTCTGCTGTTGTAGCCAAACATCCTAGTGCATTAAATGAGTAACTTTCTATCTTATCAAGAAAAGCTTGATACTCTGTTCCTGTCACAGCTTCACCATTAGTTCCATTAGTAAAAGTTAATCCTGCTGTAGCCTCTAATGTTGCTTCCTTCTTCCAAGTGACATAATCATTATCTTGCAGTTCTGTAATAACTTTAGCTATTTGAGTATCAACTTTCTTATTATCTAAAAGTGTTACAACATCAAATTTAGCATTATCATCTATATTTGTTGTTACTATAACTTTTAAGTCATTACCTCTTATACCACTGCATCTAGCTGTAGCAATACTACAACTAGCTTTAACACCTTTATTTAATTTATAGAAATATCCTAGCCTTATATTTTTAAATAAATCTCTCAAACCTTTCAACTTCTCATGTGTATAATCATATCCAAAATACTTAGTTGAATACTTCTCAAAATCATCACTAGTCACTTGAAATACTTCTTCATCAATTCCCCAATCAAGTTCTAAAGGCATTGCAACAATACCTCTATCGCTAAGTGAACTGGTTGCCCTTGTGGCACTTACAAAGTTTATATAGCTACCTGGTAATACTTTATTCTGTGTTACAAATGTTCCTCCACCTAAAGCCATCTAACTCACTCCTTTCATGAATTTATTTATTCTATCCTCTACTTCTGAGAAGGAATATAACTCATTTTCTTTTAAAATTGCATTTAATAAGTCTTTTCTATTTACATACTTCTTAGAATTAACTATCTGCTCCTTAGTAAACTTGTAATCGGTTCCTTTGCTTAATGTCTTACTCAAAATTATCACCTCTCTTCAAACCACCGAATAACTCTACTGTATTCATTTTATCTGCATTATTACTCTTTATAGTGAAGTAGTTATAATCAACAAAGAAGTGAAGAACATTGTCTATAATTTCAAAATTCATATTTGTGCCTCTAACTAAATCTCCATTGATTTCTATATACTCTAATTCTTCCAGTAACATCTCAGCTATCTCATTTATTTCAAAATTCTTAGCTTCTGAACGAGGGAAATAATGTACATCAAAAGAATTTTTCTTTAATTCTCTCCCGCTTGGATATGGTGTCTTGCTTGGATTTAAAGGAACAATAAAAAAACAAGGTTCATTAATACCTTGCTCTACATCCTCACTATAAATTGTATATTTTTCTCCAAATGATTTATCTAACTTTACTGATATTCCATCTATAATATTATTAAGCATCAAATACTCCTTTAAGTAATATTAATAACTTTTTCTCTATAATCTTATCAACTTGGCTTTGTAGTTCCATCTCTGAAATTGTTAAGAAATGTTGTCCTTTAACCCAACCTTTTCCGTCTTTAGTTCTATGCCCGAAATTTACATAACTTGCATATTCAGTCGGATTAACAACCTCTATAATATAATTATTTCCTTGTTTATACACAGGAAGCGACCTAGCATAAGCCACTCCATTCCATCCTTGTCTTAAGAATCCTGTATCAACTGGTGTCCTTCTAATTACTTTTCCTAAGAGTCTTGCTGCTAATTCTCTTGCTGCATCTTTGCAAAACTTATCTAAATCAATCTTTGTAAGCTTCTCCATCTTTTTACAAACTCTTTTAAACTCTCTAAAATCAACACTGCCCCATCTAGCCATTATGCTTTATCCTTAAATAACTCAAGTATTATTTCTTGATGATTTGGATATATAGCTGATTCTCCACTTCTTACATACTCTTTATCATTTATAATAAGTTTTGAACCTGCTTTAATTTCTATATCTGGAGATATAAAGAGTTTAATAGTTTGCTCTAGCTTAGCTAATTTTCCTTCTGTAGCAGAAACTATATTTTTATATGAAAGCTTGCATGGTTGATTTTCTAATACAATCACTTCTTTATTGTTAGTTCGTTTTGTTACAGGGTCTTTGATTGGCTGATACTCAACTATAGTACATTTATATCTATATAACATTTCTATTGCTTTTCTAGTTTTACTTACCATCTTAAGCACCTAAAGGTTAATATCTTATTCTTACCATAAGCAGTAAGATAAGCTATTAAGCTATCAAAGCGTTGTTCTGGTGTTTGAGAGCCACTTCCTATAGCGAAATCTACCTTTGTATCACCTTCTGATATAGACTTTTCTACAGCTTCAAAGTTAATGCTTTCTATATCTAATTGCCCCATATTTTTCTTGGTAAATAAGAACTCTCCAACTATCATATCAGCTTCAATTTCTTTCAATTCAATTGGCATAGTTTTTATATTACAATCTAGTTTAATAATATTTTCTATTTTTTCTCTTACAAAATCTATTAACCACTTATCCCCATCTTTTAATATATATCCAAAACTTTCAAGTCTTTTTTCTATATCATCAATTATATTATTTCCCATAATTTTCACCTACTTTTTAGTAAGTTTATTTTTCTCTTTAAGCTGCTTATTTTCTTCTTCTAAAGACTCAACTTTTGACCTTAAAATATTATTTTCAGCTATTAAATCTTTTACATTTAATGACTTGCCATACCTTACTACCTTACCAGTTTCATCTATCAAATCATATCCCATCTCTAAGAAATCATCTATTTTACACTCTTCTATGGTTAATATTCTATTTAATTTCCTTACTTGTGCCATTATGCTCCAGCTCCTTCAACAACAAATTGTATTGCATCAGCTTTTTTATTTAATATAAATACATCCTCAAAACTTTCTTCAAAGTAGAAGTATTTTCCCTCTGTAACTGCTGTTGGTTCGTCTAACTTAGAGAACTGATAAGAAACAGGTGTAATTATTGCACTTGGGTGAACTAAGGACATAAAGATTTGTTTAGCTCCTGCTCCTACTTTCCATCCAGTTGTAAAATCATATGCAGTTTTCATTAGATTAGATGGTACTTTAATTATTTTAACTGTGTCAATATCAGTTGTTTGACGATTAAGAGAAGTTCCTGCATCCTTTATATTTACTGTTCTTTGTATCTCTTTTGCATTTTTGATAAGTGTATTTACTACTGGAGTAACATACAATATTCTTCCATTTTCAGGTACTCTAGCTTCTGTCATTTTTTCCATTAACTTATCAAATACTTCTAATACGTTTGTTGTTGTAAGAACAGTTGTATCTGCTGTATTACCTAATGCGGTCCAATCAGCATATATCTTAGATATACAGTAAGCATCCATCTCTGGAAACTTTTGTTCCTCATTATATACTTTTGTTATATTGCCTATTGAAGCCACATAATTAGTTTGGTTTATATCTGCTGGATGAACCAATGTTGACCATTTCCTTTGATTAGTTAATACCTTAGGTTCCCAAGCATTATCATAGTTTCTTTGAGCTACTGCTATTGTATCTCTGTTTGAATCTACTCTTCCAGTTGTAGATATAGTTGGTATTTCTATTGTTTTAGAACCAGTCCATCTATATCTTCCATTATTTGGTGTTGCATACAAATCCCCGAAGTTTAAAGTATAAGGATATGCTTGTGCTAAAACATTTGAATATTCTTTTGCATAATTTAGTGCTGCCATTTTATTTCCTCCTATTTATTATTATTTTCATGAGGTCTTACCCCAGTAAAATTAAAACCAAAATCATTTATCTTAGGCTCTTGCCCTGGTGTTATAGTATCTATTTTAGGCTCTTCACCTTCTAGTGTTGCATTAAACAAATAATCTTTATCCTGTTTCAAAGGGTTTATTTGCTCTTCAAAAGCTTTTTGTCTATCTTTACTATTTCTTAGTGCTTCTATATCTAAATGAGCTTTTAACGCTATTTCATCCCTACATTTAATAGACTTAAAAGCATCATTTAACCAGTAATTAAAGTCCTTTTCTTCAATTTCTTTTTTGTAGGTTTCTTCCAAAGTTTTCTTATCAGTTTCATAAGTTGTTTTTAGATTCTCTACATCTTCTTTTGTCATACCTCCTTCAAACTTTTTAATAGTTTCATTAGCTGTATTAAGCTGTGTTTCAAGATTTGTATAATCTTCTTGAGTAATTGTAGTCTCTTTTATTTTCTTTTCTATAGACTTTTGTAAAGAAGCTACATCAATCTTGTTATCCTCTATTTTTATTCCTTCTAGCAATTCTTTTAACCAATCCATTTTAAATTTCTCCTTTCATTTTTTACAAAATAAAAGCATCTACTTATTTTTAAGTACATGCTTAGTCATTCCTTATTTATATTTTCGATAGATTCTATTTCATTTTCATAAACTTCAATTCCATAACCATCCCTAGCTATTGATATACTTGCTATTTCTGGTTCATTATCTAAAGCTTGTGTATATCCATCACACTTTCCTCTTATTATTTGCTTATCTACACAAGTTATTTGAACATTTTTCCCTACATATTCCCATAATTTCATTTTATTTTTCCTCCTTATAAAGCTGGTACTATATGTGTTCCAGTTTTGGAATAATGTATCTTAAACTTATTTGTAAGAGTTTTTTCACCCGTAATATTATTAACATTGACCCCTATATTCTTATCAACTTCTATAAGTTCTTTTTTATCCCATTCTCCACTTCGATTAAATTTTATGATTCCATTGCCAGCATGCTTATTCACAAGTTCTTGAGCTTCTTCTTTTGTTATAGTTAAATAGCTTCTTCCTTCTATATAATTATTATGCTCTTTTAAATGTTTTCCTTGTTTCCCATCATGAATATTTAAATTATATTTACCATTTTTAATATCTTCTTTTATGCTATCTATTATAGCACTATTTTTTATTTCTAAGATACTATTATGTTTAACATACTTCTCATACCACTCATTATACTTCATACTAGATGGTACATAATATGTTTTTCCATCTTCTCCTTTTGCTGCTCTGTAACCTTCTTCATCCTCAAACCAAGGAGCTGTTGTTGTCCTACAACGACAATGAAATGGTGGAGCTGTAACTCCAACTTGATAATCCTTCATATCAAATACTTTTCCATCTAACTCTCTGCATATATTTGAAGTTCTTAAATCTAATGTAGCAATAATCTCATATTTCTCTACTTCTAAATCACTAAAACAATCTTTTCTACTTGCTGATGCAAAGAAAGCTGATTCAGTCATTATCAAATTCTTAGCTTGTGATTTAGATACATTAAATCTCTTAGCAAAGTCATTTACTAAATTTTTTGGATTTTCACCTCTAATAATTGATTGAGTTAGCTTAGTATGTAGTTCATTTACTAAAGTAGGTCTATACTTACCCCAAATTCTTTCACTAAAGTTTAATCCATCTATTGCCCATGGTTTAGAGATAATTTTATTTATTCTATTAGTATCAAGACTCATTAAACTCCAACCAACGTTTACTCCTTGTTGAACATTAAAAGCTGTATGATAGTATCCACTTGTATAAATATCTCTCATTAGTTTATCAATACCATCAAGTTCATTTCCATATAAAACTTCTACTTGTTGCTGTATTTGTAACTTTAAAGCTTCAAGCCTTGTTATATGAACTCTTGCACTAGCATTTTCTAACTCTTTCATCCACTTTTGATTTATAGCATTTTCTTTACCATATTTAATATATTCTTCAACACTCCATTTAAACTCTTCTAGTTCTCTTGTATTTAGTAGTTTCTTAGCTTCTAATAAAGATATTCCTTCATTTTTGGCAAATCTGTTGTACCATGCTAATATATCTTTTTCTATACTATTTATAGCTAGTTTATATTGCTTTTCTAATTCAAGATAATATTTTACACTTTTGTTATTTTGAGCTTCTTCTAATTGTTCAAATCTCTTTCTCCAATAATCTTTATGTTTCATCTATAACACCATCTTGATTATTAGGAATTAAATCATCATACTCTTTTTGAGTATCTTCCTGTTTTTTAAGTCTCTCAAGTTCGTCATTAACATCCTCGACCCAAGGATGGTTAGAAACAATAGTTTCATCTGATACAATTCCAGTTGATTTAGCTGCCATATCTATCTTTTCAGCTTCATTTATTATCATAGAGTGATTAAAAGTAATTTGAACTGTTTTATAATCATAGCTCTTATTACCACTTATCTTTAAATACTCACACACAAACCATAAAAGCTCTCTAATTGCTTTTTTAAACTTCTTTTCAGTCTTAGAACATTTAAGGTCCAGTAATGAATATAAAAATTTAAGTGCTACACCCGATTTGTCACCTGTGTTTTGAGATTCTGGATTAACTCCTTGACCAAAGATAATTATATTCTTTTCCAATCTATCAAGAAGCTCCTTTTTAGCTTCAACTGGTATATTTATCTCTAGTTTATCAACTCCACCTCCACCATCTACTTTAATTGATTTATAGTATCTTATATTATCTATAAACTCTTGTAGACTTGTTCCTGGATATTCTTTTAATACATAAATAACCTCTTGTATTTCATCTAAGTTATCTGCTAGTGTAGAAATATTATTGTCATATATATCTATTAATGATTTATAGAAAGTTAAATCTGAGACACACTTTTCATTATTTTTAAAAGGTATAAATGGAACTTTACCCCATCCCTGTTCTTTGTTATTTATTCTAAAATGACCTTCTTGTATATCAGTCATTTTTCCATATTCATCATATAAAAATTCTTGAATAAAACTATTACCTCTTTCAATAAAGTAAGTTATGTCATTTTCTGTGTAGTACTCAACTCTTTTTATTTTATTTCCATCTATATCTTCAATATAATAAAACCTAATAAATGCAACTAATTCCCTCTGTCTTTTACTATCCCAAATAGGAATTGCTTCTTCAGCTGGAATTATTACATATTTAAACTCACCTTTTCTATTAATATATGGATGTAACCATTCAACCCCTTTATTACTAGCATTGAGATATAGTTCTGTTATTGTATCGTCAAACGCTTCTCCTAGTAAGTCATTTAAAAGCTTAGTGAGATTATCATCATCTGCATTAAATACTATGGGATTTCCGACACTATAGCCTACCTTTTGGTCAACTAAAAGCTTATGGTAGTTGTTAATTGCTTTATTATTAACTTTAGTAAAATCATCAACCTTAGCTCCATCTAAGAGATAATATCTTCTCTTATTGTTTACATCAGTATTACCATAATAGTATTCTTCTCCTTGTTTATATTTTTCTGGTCTATGCTTTAAGATGTAGTGTTCTATGACTTTTACTAGGTTAATGGTGCTCTCTTTTTTTAACTGAACTTTTATTAAATCTGTTTCACTTATATAAATATTTAACACCTCCTTTACTTTAAGAAGCTTATTCCATTATTTTTAAGCTTATTATCTATAGAATATCTAAGCGCAGCCATTGCATCATCCATAAACTCAACTGGTTCATCAAGATATAATCCAGTTCTTTCATCTTGTTTCCATTTCCATTGTTGTATTTCTTTTATGGTATTAGTGCAACTAGGATGTACATGTATTCTTAATTGTTTCAAATAATCTATTTGAGCTTTAACACTTCCTGGTCCTTTTTTAACTCCTTTAGCTTTATATCCTGCACTCTTCCACATCTTAATTCTATCTGGTTCAGCACTATCACAGTACATAAATAGAGTCTTTTCTAAACCTATACTATTTGCAATCTTTATGATTTCTGAGGTATCCATTTCATGTGCATATATTTCGTTACATATATATAACTCTCCATCCTTAAAGCCAATTCTAAGTACTACATTTGCATGGTTAAATCCAAAGTCTTGTGATAACCTCATATTGTCAAAATACTCAGATTCTGTAGGAAATTCATGTATAACATAATTTTTAAGTATTGCTCCACCAGTTTCTCCCCATTCTCCAAGACCATAGACTTTGTACCCTTCTGGGTCTTGCTCTTTTCTCATTTGCATTCTTCTGTAGTAAGCCTCATCTATGAATCTATTTTGTAGATAAGTACTATGATGAGTAAATATATCATCATTTTTATAGTCAAAATACTTTCTTTTTATCCAATGAGTAGCTGAGACTGGATTAAATGTAAATGTCATTTGATAGTATAGGTTAGGATTAGTTAAAATACCTCTTAAACGGTCATCTAGTATGTCTATGTCACTTTCCATAAGTTCTGTAGCTTCTTCACACCAAACCCATGTTAATTTTCCTTTCGAGAAGTTAATTGATTTTAATTTTTCTCTTTGTTTTGCATCATTAACTCCTCTGAAAATTATAGAGTTACCAGTAACTTTACTCTTAATTTCTAAAGGATTTAAAGTAGTTTTCCAATACTTATCAGCTTGTTTACCATAAATACGATTTATAGCTCCTGTAAGCTCTGCATACGTTGAATACTTATGTGTAGCTTCTGACTTTCTAACTACTAATAGATTAGCTCCTTGATACTTCTTATCTCCTAACTTTAGTATATAGTCTTGTGCTACATTAACAGATTTTCCACTCCCTGCTGAACCTTTCATTGCTCTGTATCTTTTTTTAGTAAAATTGGCTTCCTTGAAATCTGGATTAAAATCTATTCTAACTATCATTTCTATCACCATAATCTACACTTATTTTCAACTCATCATCTCCAATATCATCTTTACTTAGGTTATCAACTTCACATTTCAACTTCTCAACTCTTGTTTTCTGCTCCTCTGTAGCCAAATTCCAATCCTTATGAATCATTTCATCATACTGTTTAATTAAACTTCTAAGTTCACTCATTGCTCTACTCTGTGCATTAAGAAAAGATGCTTGCCTATCCCATGCAAATTGAAATTCATACTCTATCTTCTCACCATTTTCTGTGCTTTCATGTTTCTTTAATTCCTTAATCATTTCTTCCTTGTCTTTAACATACATTATCTTTTGTGCTCTTATTATTGCTGCATATTGTATTGTTATCTGTTCCCAAAGAATATCAAATTTATCTTTATCCTTTATCTCATTAATTAAGTCTTGGGTTTCTTCAGGTAAGTATTTTGAGAAGAAACCAAATTTTTCAGCATTCTTATTTCCAGGAGGACCAGTGGCATTTTTATTACCTATGGGTGCACCTCTTTTATTTTTAGGTGCACCCTTCTTTTTCTCATTAGCCCAATTGTATCTTTTTATCCATGACTTTAAAGTATTTAAACTAATGTCATACTTTGCTGATATTTCCTTTTGTTTCATACCTTTTAGGTAATCTTGTTTTACTTTTTCTTTCACATCTTGCACACCACCACCTCGTTTGTTTGTCGTTTTGGGAATAAAAAAAGAACTCGTTTGGAGTTCTCAGTTTACAATATCATATCTATGATTGATTCTTACTTTAATATTGTTATATTCAACTTCGGTTATTAAACCCAACATTTTCAAAGATTCTATATTTTCATTTAAACAGTCTATAAATCCAAGTTCACTTTCTAATAATCTTAATTCTCCTCCAGCAAATTCCATCTCATCTATTAATGCTTGCATTTTACATTTTATCATAGTCAGAAGATTATACCTTTTATACTTTAATTTCGTTATTTCATCTACTGTAAACGATATTATTGGCATCTTATCTGATAAATATAATTTTCTTCTTTTTCCTTCAGCATATTGCCAACCCTTACCTGTCAATCCATTTAAAGAAATAAATATGCCCAATCCCGCATTATTTTTATTGCATATTTCTGCTAGTTTAGATACCATTCCTACATCCACTTTTCTACTTTTCCAGTTTTTACATTCACATACTATTTTTGATTTTATATTACATAAGAATGGTATTGGTATGTTGTCATTAAACTTAACAAAAACATCTAGCTCATTATCTGTTGTAGACTTATTTACAGATATATCACTTAATATTGTAAATCTAGACATTATAAATCTTACTAATTGTTCTAAAATTTTTCCTTTCTCATGATTTTTAGATTTATTCCATTCCTTAGATAATTCTATTTCTTTTATATAATTAGAGAATTCGTCTAATAGCATACTGTCATCATAAAAAGGCTCCCAAATTAAATTATCATCACATATGCTTAGATATTCTTTTAAGGTATCTAGACTCACTGTATCACTTCTCCAATCTTCTAAAGCCTATTTTTGTATCTTCAAAGTTGTATTTATAACCACATCCACATATTGGGCATTCTTGTCCTTTTGAAAAAGCATTGAATTCTTTTATCGAAGTGAAGTATTTATAGTGACCTATCTCATTTTCATATATGCTATCTGGATTAGAACATTCAACAACAATAAAAAATTCTAATTCATTTTCTTTAACTAAAAATTCAAGAACTCTTGTAGCCTCTAAAAGTGTAACTTTAGTTTTCCTGGCCAGCAATCTTGGTGTAATGATATCACTCTTCATTAATTTCTCTAATTCTTCTATTATAGATTTTGCTTTACTCTGATTTCCTAAAAGTATACTTATATTCTCCAACTTTTCGTATAACATCATAAATCACCCTCTCTTCTATAAATTTAGAAGTGTCTGTTCTTATTAAATATAATTCTTTATCTAAGACTTCAATTAAAAATCTGGATAAAGTTCCATTGAATGATTTCATGACACCTAAATTCTTGACATCCTCATTGTTTCTAGATGTCTTGGCTATAGCATGTCCCTTTCCTGATTTTAGGGTTGCTGTTTTAGACCCAACTCTACAGTATGAATTTACTCCATCACCATTTTGCACAAAAGTACTGTATTGATTTTCATCCTCTACCACACCAAATTCGTCTATTAGAATATTCTCATAGAGTATTCCCACTCCCTCTTTGAAATTTTCTATTATAGCCTTATCAGTTATTCCAGAAGCAATAGCTATCTTTTTTGCGAATTCATCTATTTTATCAATATTTTCTTCATATTTTTTGTTTATCTCAGGATTATTATGAGCACTGCCTTCCTCAGCAAGCTCATATGTAGCATCATATATCCAATCATTGTATTTTTCTATTTGTATATTATAAGTAGTTAACAAATCTTCTAATTTTGATACATAATATTTTGCTATTTCTGAGAAATCTCTTGCTTTAGCCTCTATATTATCTATGCTTTTTATACCTACAGTATGTGGTATAGAAACTATTATTTGTTTCAAACTTAAGTCTAGAAATAAAGTTGCAAAATAAAAAGTTTTTTCTAATCCAGATTCTATATTCCCATTCTCATTTTCATTTTTACAGCTAATTAAAGCTGGAGAAATAAATCTTATAATCAATCTTTTGTTTATGACATCATTTTTTTTATATATGACCTTAGTTTCTTCTAAATCACTAGTATCAATCTCCAATAAATTTTCACTTACTATATCTTCTACTATGTTTTTTAAATCTTCCAATTCCAAGTCAGAATCATTGTAATTAAAAACATAATAATTATTATGACCATCTATTGTAAAGATTGATATCCATTCCTTAAAATAATCTAGTTTTTCTCCATCATTTTGTATTATGTTTATCAAGCTATTTATAGCAGTTTCTTTTTTTCGTTTATTAATTCCCCAATTTTCAAAATCTTTAAGGTGTTTCATTTGTACCATTTGTAATATATTCTTTATGTTCTTTAGATTCTTTTCATTTAACAAATTTATAATCCCCCTCTATTTATATATCTTTATGTAATTTATATTATCATATTTGTACATCATTTTAGCAATAAATATTATTATCTACATTAATTATTAAAAAAAGACTTAGAATTTAATCTAAGCCTTTTTTTGGGGATACATATTATATTTAAGGGAGCAAGTTTTAGGAATCGAACCTAAGATTACACACCAGTCCTTGCAAATTGAGTGAGGTTACCAAGCCCCACTCTTTTAGACATTTGAATTAAATTCCGTTTTAATCCAGCATATCTACATATAGTGTATTAATAAGTTTGAACATAGTAAGAATTGAACTTACAGCATCCTCATGCCCTGCCTAGTTTGTTCATATAAGCTAGGCGAATCCCTTAACCTAGCCCACATATATTTAGTTTTGAGAGAGAAATATTCATTTCCACAATACTATTATCTCACATTTTAAATTGTAAAATCGGCAGAAAAGCGGCAATAAAAAGACCTAGAATTTAATCTAGGTCTTTCATTATATTATTTAATTTTCCATATTCTCTTTCCATTGCTTCAATAGTTACTACCCAATCACGACCAAACTTTTTACAATCAATATTTTCAACTAATTTGCCTGTCGCAACTGCTTTTCTAAGTGTAGAATCTTTCAAATCCCATAATTTTGTTGCTTCTGCAAAGCTATAAATACCTTCAAATCGATTCATAAAATACCTCCTAATCATTGCTAGAAAATTGAGTTAATAACATAATATAACAATATTGATGCTCCAATTAATTTAATAGTGTCATACAGTAGTTTCAATAATTCAAATGTTAACTCTCTATACTTATTCATTGTATTTTTAGTGACTATGTTTTATAATTTAGTTAAGAGGGAAGGTGCAACTTCCACTCTTAACATTTTACTAATGTAGGCTATCTATTACCATTTTGATGACTGCTAATAGTGTGCCAACTTCGAGTACGAGTTCAGTTAATTCTTTTATGAGTTTTCTGAACTCTTTTATTTTCTTAGCCACTTTCTTTTCGCCTCCTTTCTATACTTCAATAATATCACGTATGCGTGATATTGTCAATAACTTCCATATATCTTTTTCACAAAAAAAATAGACAGTTATTAACTGCCTATAAATCTAACATCTTAAATAATGGTTCTTGCTCTATTAATGCTTTTTTACCAAATAAGGCTATTGATATTGAACTAATGGCTTGATTAGCTCTTTCTCTTAATTGTCTTTCTTCTAAGTATACTTTATCAACTATTAAACTCCATTCTAAGCCTTCAATATACCTATACCTTATAATTTGTTTATGTATAGGTTTTAAATTACTTATGGATACATCTATTGTATATTTTAGTGCTTCCATTTCATATAATTCTATCTGCTTTTCTATTATCTTTTCTTCAAGATTAATTAACTCATTTTCAACTTGATTACTTATTGAATTAGTCTTACTTATGGGAATGCTGTCATAGCTTAAACCTTGCATAAAATCACCTAAATGGAACTCTTTGAGATTTTTTATTTGAAGTTTTAGACTTTCAATATTAATATGTAGTTGTTTGTAGTTCTCAAGGTGTTTTTTAGTTGCCATAAAAAACTCCTTTTTAACTTTACTTGCCATAACATCACTCCTATTTATTTAAGCTACCTTTTTCTTATTTTCTTTTCTCTTTTTCTTAAGTTCACTATATTCTATCCAACCATCTACCCCATATTTTTTGCTTTTAGCAATCCATATCAATTTTTTGTCCTGATATTTATAGTCAAAAAGCTTTTTTCTAAGTTCACCCTGCTGTGTACTATACCCTTTCACATCTATATAAACGACTTCACCATTCCATTTGTATATGGCAAAATCAACTGTATATGTAATAGCTCTATAGCTTTTTCCATCTTTTTTAAATTTAGGTTGTAGTTCAAACTTTTGTTGAAGTCCAAAGTCTTTTATTTCTCCATTTTCCTTTTTTTCTTTTAAATATAAATAATACTCTGACTCATCTTTACTATCAAATTTAATTCCATCTATTACAATTTTCTTATTATTGTATTTACTCAATCAAATACTCCCTTTATCACTTAAAAATTACTCATACTTATTAATATCATCTATAAATTCATAAACCTCATGTACACTATATCCAAACTTTTTAAACCCTTTCACATATCTTCTTATGGAGCTTGATATACTTCTGCCTACTATACAATTCTCATATCCTTGCAATAAGTTTTCTTTTTCCTCTTGTTTCACCATTTGAGAAACTGCTTTTTGAAACTTATTCATTGCTATTCCCCCATAGTTTTATTGTTTAAAATTAATTTTGCTGTTCTCTATTGCTTTTCTTAGCCTTTCTCTCACATCTTTTACAACAGTAAATTTTTTTAGACTGTTTTGGGATGTAAAATAATTTACCACACCAATTGCAAATTATTCTTTTATTCATAAAACCACTTCTTTCTCATTTTTCAGGATAGTTGTTATTACAATTTTCACACTCTTTCAGATTCAATCTATACTCATAAACCCTACCAGCTATAAAACTTACTGCTACAAGTATCATGATAGCTAACCGCTTCAATAATAATTTATATATAAAGAACTAGTTAATATTTGATAAAATATGTGCTATCACATCTATTGTCCAACCATCACCTATGACATTTTGTGCTTGTCTTATACTCAAACCTTTTGTATATCCAACTGGTAGCGTCTGCGCTAACTCTAATTCTCTAGTTGTTAAGTATCTGCAGAAAGACCCAAATTCTACTAAACCTGAATTACTAAATCTATCTTGTTTTAATGTTACGCAGTTTATTTTGTCTTCATATGTTACATTCTTACAATTTCCATTTAAACCATTACCCCACATTTTTTCTCTACTTGGAGTTTTTTTAATTTCAAACTCTTTGCAATAATCAAAACTAGTATCTTTATAATCTTGAAAACTAATTTTTAAATCTTTAGGTTGTTGAACATTTAAAATATTTGTCCAATATAATCTGTCTCTATTTTGATAACTAACTAAATTGCTATTTATCTTGATTGGTTCAACTCCTAACAATTGGCTTATCATGTTTTCATCTTTTTTGGGCATCACTACGTTTTCTAAAAGAAAATATTCTGGATTCAATTGTTTTAGAATTCTTATATATTCCCAAAACAAATTACTTTTATCTCCAGTTAATCCATCCTGTATTTTATTAGCTATTAATCTTCCTTTACTTAAATTTTGGCATGGGCTTCCGCCAATAAGAATATCTACTTTAGGGATTTTACTTACATTTAGCTCTCTTACATCTCCAAGTTGTATTGTTTTTGGGTAATTATTCATTGCTACTTTAATCGCAATCTCTTTTATTTCACTTGCAAAATAATTTTCTACTTTTATTCTAGCTCTCTCAAAAGCAACTTGACCACAACTAATTCCATCGAATAGACTTAATACATTCATATTTGCACCTTCTTATTATCACAATTTTCACACCCTTTTAGGTTCAATCTATACTCATAAACTCTACCAGCTATAAAACTTCCTATTACTAATATCACACTAGCTAAGATATTCACTTTTAATCATCTCCTCATATTTTTCTCTAGCCTTATCTATAGCAATAAATATATCCTCTCCATTGTCATATAACTCTTTTGCTCTTTTAATTGTATATTCTGTCCTTGAAACTTCCATTATTCCTCCTCAATATATTCAGCTTTCCAGCCACTTCTAGTTTTACTTTTCTTTTTAATAGCTTGATAAACTGCTTGATATTTTAATCTTAAAAAACAGGCTGCACCATCTATAGACTCAAATTGTTTTACTTCCCCTGTATTAACATTTCTAATTCTTACTGGTAACTCTTTTTTTATTTTTCTGTCCTTCTTTACTCCAAACTCAGCTAACATTTTTTCTGGCTTAGGATATATCTTTTTTCCATTTTTTGTAATTCCCAGCAAACAACAATATAATGCTAAGTAGTTTCTACATGTAAGGTCATCTTCAATAAGGTTGTCCACTACTGAGCCACTAAAATACCTTTCTACTTTAAACATTTATTTCACCTCATATTTAATTTTCAGATTAAAATGCTAACTCATCATCATCTATAATTTCAAATCCTTGAGGGTCTAGTCCTATTGTTCCATCTTGTACACTCTCTTTATATGAATTACTCGATTTACTCTTGCTTTCTAATGATTGTACTGATTTTGTACTGACTTTTATAAATGTTCTTTTTTCACCTGATTGAGTTTTATAATTGTCAACTCTTATATTCCCTTCTAATGCTACTAGTTTCCCTTTTGTTATGTAATTTGCACAGTATTCAGCTGATTTACCTATTACTTCTATTGGTATAAAATCAGTATCCCTTTTTCCTTCTTTATTTATATAATTTCTGTCTACAGCTATTGTAAATGATGCTACTGCTGTACCTGTTCCTGGTATGTATTTGAGTTCTGGGTCTCTAGTTAATCTTCCAACTAATACAACTTGATTCATTTTAATACCTCCATCAATATTATTTAAATTTAGCCTTTTGGCTTTTCTTTATAATTTCATCTAATTCTTTGTTACTGTATTGAGTAAATGTTTGTTCAAAATTAGCAAACTTATTTTTGCTTACTACACTATTAGTTTTTTTTGACTTTTTATTTTCATGTTGTAATTTATATGACTCTAATTGTTCATATGTAGTTATATTTGCATCCTTCCACTTTTTAAGGATTCCCTTTAAGTATGATAAATTCATATTCATTCTTTCAGCACATATCTCTATAGCTCTTTTAAATACTCTTATATCTACTTCATTAGATACTTCTAATAACCATTCAGCTGTGACTGGATATACTACTCCTATATTTTCTTCATATAGCTTCTTAAATTCTTTTAAAGAGTTATCCACAGCTTGCTCTATATACATACTGCTTTTAAAACTGTTATTTATAATACTGTTACTTATAGTGTCCGACTTTTCCATGTCCGGTTGAACCATGTCCGGTAAATTCGGACATGGTTCCATGTCTGCTTTTTTCGGACATGGTTTTTTTTTATTTTCTTTCTTACATCTAATGGATATATGACTTTCTATATAGCTTCTATCAAATACTACCTCATATATATTATTTTGCATCCTTCCTTCCCTAGTTTTATTTTTATATACTTTTATATAACCACTCGTCTTTAGTTCATTTAGGTATTTACTAAAAGTATCTTTATTTATACCAAGTTCATGAGTCATAATATCCCTAGATGGATAACATGTCCCACTTGCTCCTGCAAAACTGGATAGATAGAAATATAAAGCTCTTGCTCCTGTTGTTAGCCATGAATCTCTAGCTACCAATTGTGGTGAAAGACCATACCCATCACTAAGTATATTTCCTTTCTCTATAGTTGCTTTGTCTCTGTCCTTCAAGAAATTCACCTACTTAATTATTCCTTTTTCCCTTTGTAATTTCTCATATCCAACACATATCTGGTCATATTCCTGTTTACTTAAATCTTTAACTTCTTTATTAAACTTATAATACACTTCACTTTTTACTCTATCTGAATCTTTGCCTATTGTATTTCCTATTGAAAACAGTCTTTTTATTTGATTTTGACTTATTTTTATTTGACCATTTTCACTTGCTTTAATAGAGGAGTTTGTTAAGTCATTTCTTTTATAATCTTCTTTTCCACTAGTAGCATCAAAAGTATCATTTTCTGTAATGTTTAATAACTGAATGTACAAATACCTTGTCTGATATGTTTCAATTCCTCCTAATGCTTGTAACTCATTAGAGCCTTTTAATTGTAATTCTCTCATTGGAGAAGTAAATATTATCTCTTCTGTTGGTTTCTCTCCATTAATCAATGTTAGAGTTGCATAATCATTTGTAAAGGTCACTATAGGGCATAATTTAGCTTCTTGTAACAGCTCTGTTGCTTGAGGTAAGAAGTCTGCTAACTCAAAATATTTAAAGTTAGCAAACTTGTTTTGACCACTCTTTTTTATATCTAATTTGTTAAACTTAATTCTTACATCCATCAATTTTATGTAAATATTATTCACTTCCATCAATTTCTCCCTCCATTTCTCTAATATTTCTTTCTAAAACTGACACAAAACCATCTATATAATCACCATAGTTCCCTTGTAATTTGTATTCTTCTAAATTTTCTTTGAATTGTTGCAAAGTGCATCCTTTTCTATGTTTATCTATACAAAATTCTAATGCTGATATTTGTCCAAATTTTACATCCCAATCTACTTCATCTACTGTTGTAAATCTTAATAAAAATAATCTATCTTCTAAATCCTTAATTATTTCATTTTTTGTTTTCATTTATTCCCCCTTATGTTATAATATACCTATAATTTTTGTAACTTATTTTCACTTAGAGCCTGTGCGAAGGCTCTTTTTTTATATCTGGACATCTATTGGTCTATCTTTTTCAAGTTCTTCTTGATACATCATAGCTTCTCTAAACTCAATAGAAGCTTCTAACTCAATGTCATGTTCAAGACCCTCTAATATATTTTGACTAGCAAATTTTACGGCTTCCCACCACATTAAACTACTATTATTTTTTGTACCTTGTAATTTACATATTTCTTTTTCTGCTTGTTTAATTTGACCTATTGCTATTAGTCTAGCTGCTTCCATTTAAATCCCTCCCAATTTATTACTATCTATATAAGCTACATTCTAAATTGCTACAATTATTACACATTAAACCTTTTAGAATGTTATATTACCTATTCTAAATCCATTCTTTTTGTGCTATAATTTGTTTGTGTTATATTTTATTTTTTATTTTTTTGTGTGTTGGTTATTTGACCAGCACTTTTTTATTTAATACTCCAACCGATATTTTCTTACCAGTTTTAATATCTTTAAATACTATGTCTGCTATAACTTTTCCATCTTTTTTAAGAGTTACTATGTTATTCTTATTAGTATTAAGGCTTAACAATTTCATCCCCCCTCTCTACTGCTTTTAAAAGTTCATCCAAATTTTTACCTTGATTTCTTTCAATAAAATCATCAACTTCATATCTTGAAATTTTTCTACCATCACCTCTAGCCAGTGATTTTATCAAACCTGTGCTCACTAACCTACGCATAAAAACTGTATCTAATTTTAAAATTCCCCTTGCTTCTTCTACTGTTATCAAGTAATTTGGATAACCTCTTTTTATTAAAACAACTATATCTTTAGGCTCCAGTACTTTTACCTTTTGTTCAACAGTTTGACTCTTAACTCTATCTGTCTCTTGTTTATTTATCTCTATTTCTATTAAACTTTTTAAACTATCACTAAATTGCTTTGTTATACTTTCAGAAATATCCATGTTAAAATTCTCTCCCCTCTTTTCAAATATTTATCTTCCAACTAATTCGTCTAATGTAATATCTAAATAATCAGCTAATTTTATTAGAGTATCTATAGTTGGATTAGAATTTTTATTCTTCAACAATTTATATAGACCACTTACATCTATATTTAATTCCTTTGCTAATTTATAAGGTTTTATATCTCTTTTTCTTAGTATTTGCTTTATATTGTCGCCTATTAACATTGTATTCACCTCAGTTCTACATGGTATAATATAAACATGGAATAAATTCCAAAATTTTCAAAAGGATGGTGTATTATGCAGTTTTCAAACAATATATCTAAAGAATTACAAGAAAGTATAAGAAAGACAGTCTCTGATACTTCTAACACAGAGTATTTTTACTATGCTGAATTTCAATATAAAATTATTCTTAAATCTATAGAGGAATTTGAAAAAGAACTTGATGATGAACATGAAATTGCACTAAAATTGACTAACTTTGGAAAAGATGTATTAATGATTGTTGAAGAAGTAGGTTATCATAACCCTTGTCTAATTCACTACTACGGCATAGTAAATGGAGTTTATTCTGAAATTCTTCAACACACATCACAGATAAACTTTATGATAACTTCAGTAAAGAAAACTGACCCTTCAAAACCTGCTAGAAGAATAGGTTTTATATTGTAATTATCATTCTTATTTTCTGATTCTTTCTTTAGTAATTTCACTAATTTTTCTTTTTTCACTTTTATTCATCTCATGTAAATACAAAACTATACATTGGTACATATAATCTATAAAATCACTATTTGATTGAGCTGTTATCTGACTAAATAACTGTGCTTGCAATTGATTTTCAAGCATGGTTATTCTTTTCTCTATTTCTTCTATTTTCTTATTTTCCAATTCAATCTCTCCTTTCCAAAATATTCTGTATTTAGTTTTCAAGGTACTGTTATGATTTAACTTAACATTGATAATTGTTTACTACTTTTAAACTTATTAACAAAATAAACTTGACCTTTTCCAGTTATTTTTACTGTTCTAGTTACTTTAGTACTTCCATCAGGATTATTAATTACTCTTTTTTTAACTTCCATTATTCTTAGATTCATACTTTTCTGTGTTGGAATATTATAATCTTCACCTTTACACTTAATTAAATATCCATTTTCTCGCATCCAGGTAAATAATCTGTTTTGTCCTATATCTACTCCATTTTGTTTTATAAGTTTTGCAAGTTCTCCAACTAATATAGAATTGTTTGAAGCTGAAACTGCATCAGCAAACAGTACTTTTGGTTGCTGTAACTGAATTACCTTATCTTTTTCTTGATTTTCTAATTGTAATTGTTCTTTTTCTTCAACTTCTACTAATAACTGTTGCAATGCTTCTTTATATGTAGTTGGTAGTTTAGGTTGTTGTTCTTTTAATACTCGTTCCATTTCATTAAATCTTCTTACATATCTAGCTGTAAAAATAATACCTTTTTCTCCAGTAAATTTATTTGCTAGAAAGTCACAACCTAATTTTGTTACATTATAGCAAGGTCTACTTTCATTTTTTGAATCCAAATATGTTGATTTTATAAAGTAATCAACCACAACAAAATTGTTGTCGTTAAGAATATCAATAATTCCTTTTGTTTTTTCTGTTCCTTCTAATTTCCTTAAGACTTCCCAGTGTCTGATTTCTAACATATCAGCAATTTCTAATGTTGTTATTGTATTTTTATTGTTAAGTTGCAAATTATTCATATCTAAAGCTCCTTTCTTGTAATCTGAGTCCTTTTATGCTATTATTCATTAAAGAGTTTTTCACAATTAGTATTTAAAATTATAGCTATCTTTAAAGCTGTACGAATGTTTGGGAGACGTTCGCCAGCTTCATAATATTGATAGCTTCTCTCTGTTATTTTGGCTTTTTGAGCAACCTCTAATTGTGTTAAGCCAATTTTTTCACGTTGTAGTTTTAAATTATTATTTATTTTCACCCTCTCCTTTTTATTTAACACGCCAATATTGTTCGTGCTATGTTTTATATATTACACGCTAATATTGTTCGTGTCAAGAAATTTATTTATTTTTTTATTGGAGCGTGTAGTTATGACTAAATTCAAAGATAATATTAAGCTAGTAAGAAAGCAAATGAATATGACTCAAAAGCAATTTGCTAGTTTGTTTGGTATCTCAGAACGTGCATATCAGTATTATGAAGCTGGTTCAAGAGAACCAAATCTAGAAACTTTAATATTAATTTCTAACAAACTTAATGTATCTACAGATTTTTTGTTAGGTCTTTCGCCTAACCAAAATAGAAATTAATATTCAACTTTCGTCTGCTTTTTAGCAGGCGTATTGTTGTTTGCTCTATTTCCATCTAATCACCTCTTTTGAATATTCTGTATCTATTTCTTAACACATTATCTCAGTACACCATGTTATAATTAACTTAAATTCTAATGAAAGTTGGTGTTATCATGAAGTTTGTTTATGTTAAGATATTTAATAACTGGATTGATATAACTGATATTGGCTCTATAAATGGCTGTAATGCAATTGAATATATTAATGAAAACCTTGATAAAATGTACTCTAGTAATTATGTTTCTATAAATTACAAAGATAAAAACTATTGCATTCATCCATCATGTATTCAAATAGTTACAAAATAAAGTGTTTATCTCTCTTTAAAAAACTTTTAAGGGAGATATTTTTATTTTATATTTAGTTTTCAAAGTGCTGTTGTGATTTAACTTAATTTTTGCTTAAATCACTTGATATTCCATATTTTAAAGCCATATCTTTTACAATAGCAACATACCCTTCTATGAGTTTCTTATCATCTTGTATTACATCTAAATTGTTAACTTTCTCTCTTTTAGATTCAGATACACCTTCTTCTGCCATTTTTCTTCTTTTATTGATCAATCTTCTATGTAGGTCAACTCCAAATCTCTTATTTAATAATTCATAACTTTCTGTTCTAAGCATATTTATATGTTCAAAACCACCTTGTTTTTTTGCTATTCTTGCAATTAGTTGATGTGTATTTGTTCTCCAACTATTTGAGTCTAATGAAACTACATCTTTTATTGTTTCAACCTCTGTCTTTGCTTCTAAAGCAATGCTATTTGCTTGATTAACTTGAAGTCTTAAATCTTTCATTTCTTTTAAACTTTCTATTAATACATCTTCTATACAAGTTGGCTTATGTTGCTTAACTTTGAAATATGTTTCCTCTAAATTATCAAACTGTTCCCAAGCCTTATCTGTATCTAATATTTTGCAGTGTCTATTTGCTCCTCTTTCAGTCCAAAGATACATTTTTGAAGCAAATTTTAGGTTTTCATATTCTGTATGAATGCCTTTAAAATTCTTTAAATCATCACCTTGCAATAAAAAATAATGTTTACCTTCAATAAACTTATCTTTGTTATTGTTGAAATTGTTACTTATATTTCTTGAGTCAGTTTCATATACATCTGCTAATTGTTGTGTAGTTAGAACTCTCTCATTATTTCTTTCTATTACTTGTAAGTTATTCATGTTTATCTACCTCCTTTTTATAACTTCTATATTCTAATAACTCAAATTCCTTCCATAGTATATCTAATATAAATGAGTTCTTAGTTAACCCTAAGTATTTTGATTTTTTCGTTATTTCTTCATTTAATTTTTCTGGCATCCTAACAGTTATTCTCTTTTTATTTGAGTTCATTTTGCCGTCAACCCCTTTCTTGTTTTAATAATATCACGCCGTCTTTATGCCGTCAATATATTTTATAGATTTTCTATAAATTATTTTTATGATATAATTATGACATCATTTAGACTTTAAAAAGGAGGTATTATTATGTCAACTTCACTACCTAAATACACTTTAAGAATAAACAGAGTTCTGCTTGAAAAAATTAAATATATAGCTGAAAGCGAAGGTCGTTCTGCTAATAAGGAAATTGAACAAATAATAAAAAAACATATTGAAGATTATGAGCAAAGAAAAGGAGAAATTAAAATTAATATTGAAGAATAATTTATATACTCTTGCTAATCACTGATAGTATGTAATCATTCACTGACATACCTCTTTGATTAGCTTTTTCTTTACATTTATTGTATAATTCTTTCGTAATACTCAAGGTATACTTCTTTCTATTACTCAACCTTTAAATCACCTCTTTTTGAATATTCTGTATTTATTTTTCAAAGTACTAACATAACATTGAAGTTTGATAACTATACTCTTTTTCTATATCTGGTAATATGTTATTTACTTTTAATAAGTCATATAAAAACAATCTTCCCTTTTGAGTCCACTTAGTTGTCATTTTTACATCAGTCATTCCATCACTTCTAGTTATGTCTATTGTTTCTGAATGAGTGTATCCCTTCCCTTGGTGTTGTTTATATAAAAGCCATTGTCCACTTTGTTTATATTGAATCCCTCTTTCATGAAGTATTTTATTCATTTCTTTTCCACTCATTCCATAGTCTTTTGCTATTTGAGTTATTGTGACAAGTCCTTTGTTTTTAAGTATCATATCTGTATAATCTGCCTTTGGTTTTAGTTCTTTTATTACTTGGTCTTTCATTTTTCCTTCTAGTTGTAATTTCTCATTTACTTCTACTTGCTCTATAAGATGTTGTAATGCTTCTTTATATGTAGTTGGTAGTTTAGGTTGTTCATTTTTTAATACTTGCTCCATTTCTTCAAATTTTTTTGTATATATTCCTGTAAATGCCGTACCTTTTATGCCTGTCATTTTATTTGCTATGAAGTCACAACCTATCTTTGTTATTGCATAGCATGGCTTCTCTCTTTTATAATCATCTAAATAAGTATTTTCAATAAAATAATCAGATGGGTACAAATCTGTACTCATGTTTTTATTGGCTTCTTCCATTTGGTTTATATAATTTCTTATATCCCTTAGTAAAATCTTGTGTTCTTTTTCAACCATTAGAGCTATATCTCTACTGTCAGTTGTTAGTTTATTATTAACTTTTACTATTTTTAAATCTTTCATATTTAACTCCTCTCTTTTAAACAACATCTTGTTGTATTTGTATTTAAAAAAATTTTTTCTATTGATACTCCAAAACATTTAGATAATTTTATTGCTATTGCTAAACTTGGTACTCTTGTTCCACTTTCAATCATTCCATAATAACTAGTAGTTATACCTACTTTTAATGCAACATCTTTTTGCTTTAAATTCCTTTCTGTCCTAAGTTCCTTTAGATTGTTCAAGCTATATCCTCCTTACCAACATTTTGTTGTTTATACTTATATAATACACAACTATATGTTGTTTGTAAATAGTTTTTTTATTTTTTTATTTCATTTTACAACTATTTGTTGTATTATTTAATAAAGGCAACTTTATTAAGAGGAGTGATTATATGAGCATTTTATCAGATAGATTGAAATTTCTTAGGAAAGAAAAAGGTGTAATGCAAAAAGAAATTGCCAACTATCTTAACATAACTACTAGTGCATATGGATTTTATGAACAAGGTAAAAGAACACCTACCCCAGAAATGTTATCTAGTTTAGCTGAATATTTTGGCACTACTGTTGATTATTTAATAGGTAGGTATGATAATAAAGCAAGCAATATTTCTAGCAAAACTTCTTGTAATAATACATTATTTCAAAAAAGACTAAAAGAACTTAGAGCTGAAAAAAATATGACTCAAGAAGATGTTGCAAATAAATTAAACTTAACCAAAAGCGCTTATGGTTATTATGAACAAGGAAAGACAGTTCCTGATGCTTATATGTTATCTAGCCTTGCTGAAATATTTAATGTGACTACTGATTATTTATTAGGTAGGTCTATTGTAAAAAATGATATAGACACTGTAGCTGCACATAGAGTTAATCCTCACAAAGATTTACCAGAGGAAGCTCAAGAACAACTCAATGATTATATTGAATTTTTAATAAATAAGTATAAAAAATAAATTAAAAGTAGGTGATAAATTATATGAAATCTATAATATCAGATGTCATAAACCGATTTAATGCTACACCATTTTTATTTGTTGGTTCTGGTTTAACTAGAAGATACTATAATCTTCCAAATTGGGAGGATTTACTAAAAGTCTTTGCAGAAAAAATTAGTAATGATGACTTTATATATACAAGTTATAAAAATAAAGCAAAATCAGAGAACCCAAAAATGGGTATAAATCCTAGAATTGCAGAACTTATTGAAAATGATTTTAATAAAAAATGGTTTTCAGATTCTTCTATACGAAGCTTAGACTCTAAGTATTTAGATATTGTTAAATCAGGAGTTTCTCCATTTAAGGCAGAAATTGCTATGTATATTAAAAATAATTCTAAAATAGTAGATAAATATCAAGATGAAGTTGAAAAACTTAGTAATATCTCTAAAAAAAGTTTATCAGGATTTATTACAACAAATTATGATTGTTTTTTGGAAACTATCGTTGATAATTATACAACATATATAGGTCAAGAAAATTTAGTTTTTTCATCTATACAAGGTATTGCAGAAATTTATAAAATTCATGGATGTGTTTCTTCTCCAAATAGTATTGTAATAAATGAAGCTGATTATATAGACTTTGACAGCAAAAGTGCCTACTTGGCAGCTAAGCTAATGACTATATTTGTTGAGTTTCCTATCATATTTATTGGTTACTCTGTTACAGATGTAAATATAAAAAAAATACTTAATGCTATAGTTAATTGTCTATCTAATGAAAATGCTAAAAAACTCGAGGAACGTTTCATATTCATTGAGTATGAAAAAAACTTTAATGATATAGAAATATCAAGTCATACAATTGCTTTTGATAATAAAATGATTACTATGACTAAAATTAAACTGGAGGATTTTAATTTACTCTATGAGGCATTATCTGAAAAAAAATCAAAATTACCAGTTAGAATATTAAGAATGTTCAAACAAGAATTTTACGATTTCACAATTACTAACAAACCTACTGCTAAAATTCGGGTTGGTAGTGTTGATGATACAAGAATAAAAGATGAAGATTTAGTTTTAGCAGTTGGCAAGGCAAGTGATTTTGGTCTTAAAGGATTAAAAGGATTAAGTTTTGATGAATGGTATCGTGATATAGTCATGAATGACTTAGAATTTTCATCAGATGAATTACTTGAATATGCTTATCCATCTTTAATTAAGCAATATAATAAATTACCATTAAATAAACATCTTTTTAATAGCACACTTGAATTTCCAGATTATAGGACAATTGCACTAGAAAGTGACTTTGAAAATATTATTAGCAATAGTATTAAAAAAAATAGAAATAATACTTACATAAAAAATAGAAGTGTTTATGGTATTTGGAATGATGAACATCAATCATTTGAAAAAGCTACAAGACTTATTGCTTTTTTAGAAGAAAAAGAAATTGACACTGAACAGTTAGAAAATCTACTTAAGAAAATATTTGAGGAAAATCCTAATATTTTAGAGTCTGCAAAAACAAGCGAAAAAACAAATTTAAGAAGGCTTATTAGAATATATGACTACATGAAATACTCTAATATGCAAAAGAGTCTTGGTTATAGTGAGTAAAACTCTACCCACCGCTCCAAAACTCCTTTAATCGCTTTAAGCACAAATACAAATTTAGTGCTAACTATACTAACACACATTTGTAAGTGCTTACATATATTATATGTAATTATATTATAATCATATACTATAATCCATATTTTGTCTACAGCTAAAATTATCCAATCTTTTTTGGATAAAAAATGAATATTTAGAGCGGTTCACACCTGCTCTTTATATATAACAAAAATCAAAAATACATTCTTTTTATAGGGGGATTTCAATGAACAAACTAGACGCACTTTTAGACTTAGCAAATAATGAAGAGATAGAAATTTACTACACTGACAAAATAGCAGATGACATAAAAGGATTGTATATAAACAGACAAGGACTAAAGATTATATCATTACTTAATTCATTAAAACAAAACAATGCTAAACTAATAGAAATCTTAGCAGAAGAATTAGGACATCATTTTACCAGTGTTGGGAACTATGTATCTTCAAAAAACAGTTACAAAAATAAAATCTTGATAGACAAAACTGAAAACAAAGCATTAAAATGGGCATGTGAATTTCTTATAACAGAAGAAGAAATAATACATGTTATTAATTCACACGCTACAAGTGTATACGAAATAGCTGAAGAATTACAAGTTAGCATCAACTTCTTACTAAAAAGATTAGAATTTCTATCAAAAAAGAAAAGCATGTTGGACTTAGGAAATAATAGATTTTTAGTATTAACTAATTTGCCAAATTTCTACATATATGAGGATATTTTTTAAACTCATTTATTCTACTTTTATAGATTTTTTACTTAATAAATATATATTTCAATATTATTATAATAAACTACACATAAAAGCTAAAAAATTGTAAGAATATTAAGAAAATGATTAAGTGAAAACCAGATAAACAAAATTAAGATAATATTGTACATAACAAAAGTATATAAAGAGCAGTTAATCTGCTCTTTTATATAAACACCAAACAAACATACATTCTAAAAGGGAGGGATACTATTATGAAAGGTGGAGTAAGAAAAAGAAGTAACAAATGGTATTACTACTTTGACCTAGGCATAGTAGAAGGAAAAAGAAAAAAAGTAGAAAGAGTTGGAGGCAATACTAAAAAAGAAGCCGAAAAAGCCTTAAGAGAAGCACTAAATGAATATGAAAACTCTGGCATAGTATTTGAAGAAAGCAACATCAGTTTATCAGACTACTTAGACTTTTGGTACAAAGAATATGTCTTACTTAACTGTAAATACAACACTCAAGAAAGCTACCGAATAAACATAGAAAAACACATAAAACCAAAGCTAGGAGCTTACAAAGTAAAAGCTTTAACTCCTGCAATACTACAAAACTTCATAAACAAAAAGTACAAAGAGGATTACTCTCAAAATACATTACAAGTATTAAAAGCCATATTACATAGGTCATTAAAATCAGCAGTCCATCCTTACAAACACATACGAGAAAACCCTATGCAATATGTAAGCATACCAAAAACTAAATCTAAAACAGAAACTAATAAAGTTAAAACTATTACATTAGAAGAATTTAATCAAATACTAAATATATTTCCTCAAGATTCATTTCAACGTATAGTTTTACTAATTGGATTTCATACTGGTATGCGAAGAGGTGAAATTATTGCACTAAAATGGGATAATATAGACCTTGATAATAAAACTATCACAGTAAAGCATACTTTGATTAAAAAACCAAATGGAATGTTTGAATTAGGGCAACCAAAAACAGAAAGCTCTTGCAGAACTATATTTACAGGTGACACTTTAATAAAGGCATTAAAAGAACATAAATTATATCAAAAGAAAATGAAATTAAAATATGGAGAATTTTACTTTGATAGTGACTGGGTATGTACCAAAGAAAATGGTCAACAAGTGAATACTCACACTTTAGACACTATAGTAAGACAAATTCGAGTAGCTTTAAACAATGACTTCCATTTTCATTCTTTAAGACATGCACATGCTACTCTATTATTAGAAAATGGTGCTAACATTAAAGACATACAAAACCGTTTGGGCCATAGCCAACTATCAACTACAATGGATACCTATTCACATGTAACTGATAAAATGAAAAATGAAACTGTAGATATATTTGAAAAAATTACAAATTAGAGTTTGCCACCCAAAAATATAATACGGTGGCAAATGGGTGGCAAAATCTAATTTATCTATTTTAAAAGCTAAAATTATCAAATTTATATAATCATCTATATACTTGTAATTTCAAGGCTTTAGAGTATATAACAACCATAACTAATATAAGGTATTAATAATAAATCTAACAAATAAAACTTAATATTTACTTAAGTTGTAATACTATTCCAAATTGTATAATTAAAATTTAATAAGTTCTCAATTATATAGTCATTGATTTATTTGCAAAAATAAAAAATGCCAATCTATCTCTAAACAAAACCTGAATACCAATAAAAATTTAATAAAAAATTTTATCAATATTCAGTATAAGTT